TTTTAGGAATCAATCCAGCTTTATAATTTCCATCTTTATCTGTACTTCCGAACAATAAATCCTGTACAGTTTTACTTTTTATTACTAATCCACTAGCGGCACCAACAGCAGCCCCTAATAAAGGACCTCCTATCATACCACTAATTAATGATACGCCAGAACCTATTACGGCACCAACAGTCATATTAGGTAAAGCGTTCTTTACTTCTGGAGCAAGATTCATTACTTTACCGAATATATTGCTTACATCTTCTTTGACTTTATTGTCTGCATCTTTTTGAGACATAACTTTGTCAGATACATCTCCAGCAAAAGCTTTACCAAGTTTAAGAAGATTGGATAGTTGTTTCATTATCTCCATTCCTAATGGAGCTTGTCCTTCTTCGTAGTCATCGTATTCAAATTTAATACTATCGTATATTTCTTTTGCACGATCATAATTAGATTTTTTGTCTTTTTTATTAGTATCCTTATCGTCTTCTGAAGGTCCTTCTGTTCCTTCAGCAAACATACTAATTCCGCCATGCTTTTTATATCTATCTATAGCTCTAGCTTCATTAGCATATCTTCTTTTTATTTTAGCAGGATCATGATCTGGAGGAATAACGGCTTCGCCCTCTGATAAAGCATATACACCTGTTTTAGGTACTCGCCTTAATCCAGCTGCAGCTTGGCCTAATATTTCTTCTCCGGTTCTTCTTCTTTTGTCTTCTTCTTTTTTCTCTTTATTTTTTTCATGTACTCTCTGAGCAGCTCTTTTATCTTCGTTATTCATAGCTCGACGCATCACGTCTTGAGCTATATCTTTTTTCTTCTGTTTGGTTTTACCTTTTTCGTTTAAAGTACCTTTAAATCCTGCCCATTCAGCTGCTTCTTTAAAAGTTCCTTTAAACCACCCAAAGGCTTTCTTAAAAGAGTCTTTAGTATCGTCTATAAACTGTCCAAAGATGCCCTTTTTCCCGTCTTGGCGCTTACCGTCTTCTCCTTTTACACCAAATAATTTTTCTCTTACACTTTTTACAGTCTTATCTATATCAATACCAAAGAGACCAAAAAATTTGCGACCCATCTCTTTAATATTTTTTGCTGTAAATTTTTCTTTTATAGGATCTAATACATTTTTCTGTAACCAGTCTCCCATATTAGTGAAAGTTTTTCTAATACCAACTTTCATTTCATATAGGATACCTTTGTTCTCTTTATCACCAGCTTTACCAAATACTAAATCAAATACGGTTTCATCTGCTTTACGTATTACTGTAGTGAGAAATTGTGCTGGTTTTTCTAATATTTTGTCTATACCACCGGTAATAGATTTTACAAGTTTATTTCCAGAAGTAGCATCTGCTATCTTCCCGAATATACCTTTGTTTTTCTTTTTACCAGATTTGATCTGTTCGAATCGTTCTCTGACTCTTTGATCAAATTCTTCTTGTGTTTCATTATCTTTCTTTTCAAGAGGAGGTAACACTTTACCATCTGGTCCTACAAGATTCTCATTCATAAATGATAAATCCATAGAACTATAATTTTCATCTTCATCAAAATCATTTATATTAATATCATCATAAGGATTATAATTTTCGAAACTTACAGTTCTATTATAATTATTCGTAGTTCTAGATTTCTTCTTACTGTGTTTTCCTTTAGACTTACCACCAAATCCATTCTTTTCGCCAATACCATAAGCTCTAATATAAGATACTTCTTTACGTATATCACCAAGTATATCGATGATAGCTCCAGAATATTTACTAGAGTTGGCATAAGGACTATCAGATGATGTTTTTTTAGATTTAAAAGCACTACCAGTTTTAGTAGCTCCAGAGCCATTAAACAAATTAATTATACTACTATTCGAATTACTTTCTATGTCTCTCATGGTAGTATTTTGCATTTGTCTCTGATCTAATATTTCCCCAGCTAATTTCATACGTTCTTTATTAGGCAGAGCATTCCACATCTGTTTAATTAGTTTAGCACTAATTTCGGATTTCTGTCCACCTTTCATTCCGTATGTAGCAGGATCTATATTTTCTTTTCTACCATTAAATACTTTAGCATTTTTATATTGATATTCGAAGAAAGCTTCCAAATCTTTTTGGAATTGCTTCTTAGAAATAAAATTGCCTTTATCATCTTTATCAAATTTAATAGTATTATTAGCTAAATCCATCATAGAATTACTCATATTCCATGATGCCATTTTAGAATTATTTTTTACTATATTTTGATACTCTCTCTTTATTTCATCCATAGATATAAATCTACCTTTTTCGTAGTCGTATCTAGTTTCTGATTGATTAGACACAGCAGATAATATTTTTGCCAAATATGTAGGTATAACCTCTGTAATAGCTTTCTTTGTTACTCCATCGAAAGGTATAGCATCTTTCTTATATCCTGATGGATTTATCTCTGTTTTAAGAGATTCATTTGTTTTAAACAAACTAGCCAATATCTGTTTAAAGCTAAAATCTCCGGCTTCATCATTTATTTTTAATATAGCATTTGCTAATACACCAGATAATGTCTCGTTAAAATCTTTCATAGATTCTTTGAGCATTTTAGGTGTAAGCATTTTAACTAGTCCTTGCGTTAAATACTTACCAGGGGATGCAGATAACATACCTCCCATTCCTGTATCAGTAACCATACTTCCAAGCATATCAAGCATAGATAACTTATCTTTTACATTACCTTTTATATTCTTAAAAAATGCTTCTAAATTTATTACTCCTTTATTCGATATTCCAGAATAACTTCTTTCATTTGATCCATAAATTCCATTAAAATCGTTCTTCTTTCCATAATACTCTTTCTGCATTTCAAGCATTTCTTTCAACATAGAAGTGGTTTCTTCCATTTTAGAAGTCATATTCGAATAATATGCAGCAGAGTTATTATAATGAGTCGTAGTAGCTTCTTTATTAAACTCTAATATAGATCCTATATTCTGATTAACTGTGCCTAAATCAGAATGTAATTTGCTAAATAAAATATTGTTCTGATCGAACAATATTTTTGTATTTTTTCTTGATGTTTTAGCCATATATTCGGAAGATCCAACAACAGCATTAGATATAGCTAAAGATGTTTTCTTACCTACTAAATCTACCATATCATTAGTCGATTTAGTAGATTGATCTATAGAATCAGTTACATCTTCATCAAAATTAAAATTCATGTCTCCGCTATCATCAAATCCGAAATCTGAATCATCAAATCCCATCATTTTAGAAGCGAATTGATCTTCAGCCTTCTTCTCTCTTTCTCTATTATACAGATTACCTGTTTTAATATCGCTTTTTAGATTATTTATAGTATCTTTCGCTATACTAAAATATTCATTGCTAGATAGATTCTTTGAAGAATCTTTTATACTTTTTATAGATATCGTGTTTTTTACAGATTTTACAAAATCTCCGTTATCTTCTTTAAAGGAAGCCAAAGCTGGGTTTAATTCTTTCATTTCATCTATAAATGAATATGATATAGATTTACCAACATTTGTTATCCATTTGACAGGATTAGGCATAATTAAGTACCTCCTATTCAATATTTACATAAATGTTTTAGTAGGCAAAAGATACCCGTAATACTAATTAAGGTATTACGGGTACAATTTTAAAATCCACCTTGATAACTATTATTCATATCATGATTGGCTTTTAAATAAACCATATCCATTATATCATTAAATTCATCTGATTTATTTTCTTTTAATTTAAGAATAACCTCATCTAATCGCTCTTCTTTTTTCATAAATCCAAGAGAAATCATATTAGATCTTATATATGGAAGTATTTCCAAAGTTGATCCATTCAAATACACGTATCTATTCTCATAAATTTGTGATATTTTGCAATATGCTGGCTTAAGAGTAGAACTATGGTAAATATTAGAATTTTGATCAATTTTATACATAGCACATATATCTCTTTTTATTTCTACCATTAGATAAGTATCTAATAAGTTTTCACCTTCAAAATAGTTTCTGAATAATAAATAGTCGTATTTATTGTATTCCTCTTTGGTTTTATTTATTTCTTTTTCTATATATACCAAATTATATATATCTTCTTTATCTAAAGATGCAAAATCTTCATCTATCAATTTAGAATATTTCTTCAATAGATCATAATCTTTAATCTTAACAATGATGTCCACGAAATTTCTTATTTGATTAATAGAATAAAATTTCTTAAAGATTTTATCTTTAGGTATAAAATATAGAGCGTTTCCATTATTAATACACATGTCATTTTTCAAATCAATAGTATATGTATAACCATTATCTGAAACCAATTGTACTTTGTCTATATCAGGGTCTCCAGCAAAATATTTCTGAACAGTTTCTTTATTAAATTGGCTGTCATAAAAAGTATCATGTTCTCTAATAAAATTATAAGTAAAATCCTTTGAAAATACATCAGTTTCGGATTTTATACATACAGAATAATATTCAGCATATGAATAATGCTTATATGTCTTCTCTGGATTTTCAGTTTTGAACGGTATAATAATCATATTGTCCTCCTTAAAAATAAAAATCTCACTACTTGATATATTAAGTAGTGAGATTCATTATCAGCAAGTTTAAAACATATTTAATTATATTTTATTATTTAACCCAAGATGGGCAGGATCCGTATACTCTAATACTATTGTGAGCAGGAACTTCTTTTTTGCCGAATGATGTAGTTCCATCATCGTTCTTGATTGGGAAAGATCTTGTTGATGCTTCTACTCTCTTGATAGACATACCGAAGTCAGAAGATTCTCTTCCTCCAAGTTTGATCTTTCTTCCAGTATCAAGATAGGTATTCATATACTCTTTAGAGATATTTACCATTGTTTCTGCATCAGATTTAGAAGCCTGATAAGATTCTACTTTAGTAGTTGCTTCTGTTTTAGTAATTCCACCTGCTGTTGATAATACGTTTGTAAGCATTCCTCTGTAGTCTTTGCATGGATTATAAGTTCCAATCTGACCATCTTTGCTGTAAACACCTACTTCATAATCAGGGCTATTAAGCATAGCCTGCATTACAGCTACTTCATCTTTCTGAGATGATGAAGTCTGTTTAAGATTCTCTTTGATACCATTTACTAACTCTTCAACTTTAGACATAATTAAGTCCTCCTAATATTTTTTCTATTTCCTAATAGTTAGGTATGTAATAGTTTACTATTCCTAATTTAGTATATTTACGCTATTTAACACAATGCATTATTGGATTAAATAACTTAGGATCTTTTCCTTTTGATTCTATATACTTTTGCATTTGCTTAGCATCCATAGATTTCATTATATATAAGAAATCTTCTCTACTTATATGCTGTTTCTTACTCATAACTTATAGTTACCTTTCTTCATTCTACCTATTTGTTACGAATAAATTGATTAATTATCATTGAGGTATTTGAATGTTTACTCTCACCAATAGTAGTCTTGATGTGTACACATTCAGGATATAATATAGAGAATTTGATAAGATCTTCTACAGAATAATTGATGTTGTCTTCAAATATCGTATCTTTTAATCCTATAGTACCATCCTGTTTTAAATGATTTTCTAATTCGGATAATATAATATAAATATCATTATACTCATATCCGATATATTTATTGCATGAATAATTAATTACTTTATCTAATGCACATAAATAACTATTATTGCAATAGATTTTTCCTTCTTTAACTTCTTTAGTCTTTACTTTAATACCTCTTATTACCGAATAAATATCTCCTTCAGAACCAAATTCCCATAATGTATATTCGGATGTATTTCTATCTTTTTTAGTAAATAATCTATATGCTTTATTAATAGTAAGAATTTTAGATCCTTTATCGTCTTCTGGATCTTCTTCTATGGTAGCTTCTTTAACAGTAACGTTATGAGATACTATTGGTTGCTTATTATTAAAAAGATCTTTAATATAATCTTTGAGTTCTTTCATATCAAGTTCAGTTAATGTAGTAAATAATATAGATTTTATTTTTTCAAGATTTTGTTTAATATCTCGCATATCATCTGAATTAAACTCAACGGTATTATTATTAAGATTATCAGAATTATTTGTACTATCAGATAAATTATTGACAGTACATTCATCAACCTGTCTATTAGATTCTCTTTCCAAGTTTTCTTTCTTGTCTTTGGTTTCATTAACATTCTCCCTTGTAATTTTTATATAGTAACTTGCACCATCAAACTCATCCATTTTATAATTATTATGAGTAGTAGGATTAGGTATATTTAAATTAGTAGTCACACTTTCTACGGTATATTGCATTTTTCCGATATTAAGTCTTTGTCCAATTTCTGGTACTTTCATTAAGGAAGTCGAACTATTAATAATAAAGTCCTTATCATCTGGAGAATTGGTGGACGCTTTATATCTAATAATAATTTTTCTATTTAATTCTTCTTTATAAACCATAATATCACCCTTTCTTTAATCACTTATTATTTTTACGCCTGTATGCATCGTCTGATGATATAAATTGAATATATCATCTAATGATAACTTTCTTATCTCATCTACTGGTATTCCAGATTCCCATTCAGGTTTATTTATATTAGTATTGGCATATTCTTTTAAGCTCTTTTCATAAATATTAACCCGTATTGTTTTATTCATATATAAAATAGGAGATGCGCCAGTAGTATCTATTATCATATTATCTCCTGGAAATAATAATACTGGGATTCCGTTTTCTAAAAACATCTGCATAGATTTATATCTTTTTGGTAAAAGATCGACCCTTACTCTATCTTTAAGATCTGGAATTATATTTGTTTCAAAAGTATTTACATCATCGTATATTGTCTTGATTTTATCAAGAGATAAATCACTTATTTCTGTTTTTGGGCTAGATTTATAATCTTTTGCATATTGAATAATATATTCTATTCTGCAGTTTATTTTGATTGTATAATTATTTAATACTTGCATAATTTCTCCTCTTTTCTATTAAAATTTACATTAATGTGGCAGATAATGTAAATTTATATCTCTAATTCTGCCAAATTTGATATTTTAAACAGAATAGTAATATTGAAAGGAGGATTTCTAAAATGTATTTCATAGACGAAATTCCTAATTTAATGATCAAACGTAAAAAAGCTTTAATGCCTATCAGTGACAAAGATAGAAAGAAAGGTTCTGTAGCTATATTATTGACCCCGAGTTACGAGTCTTCTAAATCTATAATGAATAACGAATTTCTTGGATATAGATATTATTATTCTTATTTTATGAGAAGACCAGTGATGTATTATATAGACGGAACAAAAGAAGAACCTGTAGAGGAGTCTGTATCTATCTTAGAAGATTATGAAAAATTATTCGACAGTCCAAAAACTAATTTTGTATTTAACGGATTAGAATCAGATATAAAAGAAGTAGAAAGTGTAATAACAGGAGATTATTTATCAAGTATCCAAAAAGGACTACCTAACGGCATAGAATTCCCTGAAACTATAAACGTAGAAGTATACAGAAGAGGATATTTAAGAGAACCAACTACAACGGTACTGTATTTAGAATCTAAGTATACTTTTAATAGAGATTTATTCGTAGATTATGAAACTTATGTCAAATTTACTCTTATGGTTTATTTGATCAATAGAGCTAATTCATCAATAAATAAGTCTTTATTATATGGAACTGCTTTAGTAGAAAGCGGTTTATATGATTATTATTCTAAGAAGGGTGTTTGGCCTTTTGCTAAAAATTTAAAAACATTATGTCCATGTATAGTATCATATATGGAGCGTAATAGAAGAGTATTTTATAAAGACGTAATATTAAAGAATAATAATACCAAGGAATTAGTAAAATTATTTTCTTTATATTTACCAGTAAATGATACTATAAATAACGTATTGGACTATTTTAATATAGACCGTTTATACGAAAACGTTACTAATTATTCAGTATTCGATAAACCAATTGAAGAAAATTATTATTCTAAATTATACGATCTTTTACCTTTAACAGAAAATGATTACGTTCTTTTAGAAGATGCTCAAGATTCAATATTAAAGAAAATGCTTTATAAAGATCGTATTAAAACAAGAAAAGATATGCAAGCTATATATGATAAAGTAAAAAATGATAATCCTACTATCAAATATACTTATCATGATATTTCTAAATATAAAAATTTGAATCTGTTTTTTGATACTTATTGGTATAATGAAACTTATCTTAAAAATAGTACATTTAAAAATCTTAGAGGCTATAATATCTATTCCAGATTAATGGATAGATTAATTATGGATAAAGAAATAAACGATGCAGGATATGCTAATAAAACTATAATTATACCATTAGACGATTGGAATGCTATCGGTAGCGGAAGATTATGGATGATTCAAGATACGATAAATCCCGTATCTGTAATCTATAGAAGATTGATGTCTGATATAGATTCTTTGAAGAAATATGGTGACAATACATTCGTATTTTTATCTAATAAAGGATATTTTACAATTAATTTTGCTAAAGTAGACTATAAAAAATTAAAATCTTCTTTTATCAGATTAATCAAAATGCTTATAGATGAAAATACTATTATACCAGAAGAACCTGAAGATGTACAAGATTCTCCGAAGGTTATTAAAGATAATATTATAAATAAAGTAGAAATAACTCAGGGTGTTAAAATTGATTCTTTAGATAAAGAAGAAATTAAACCAGCTTCTACAAGTAAAGCTGCTGTACAGAAAGCAGAAAAGAAAAAAGAATTAGTGGATAAAATAGATAAGGCTGCTAAAAATAGTAGCGATACAGATATAGCTTTAGACAAGTTAGATGATGACGAGGTTAAAGATATTCTGGATTTCTTAAATGATAATCCAGATGAAGGGCAACCTGTAGTTACAGCTGCTAGAGCTAATAGAAATCTTAAATTGCAAAATGATTTATTATCTAAAGAGATTAAAGGTAAATCAATTAAAGATATCTTAGATGAAGGAAAGCCTTTACCTATAGAGCAACAGAATAAGAAAATAGAACCTATTGATCTTAAAGTAGATAGTGTAAATCCCGAATGGGAGAATTTGACTTTTCCTAATATAGATAATTCATATAATATGGATGATGATATTGTACGTACATTTGAATCATTGTCTAAATTATCTAATCCATTATATATCAGAGATATATCAGTTACAGATACTTCTACTTCTGAGGATGCTGTAGAAACTTATGAGGTTAAATACGAATCTGGTAGAGGAGAAAGATTTACTGTTAAACTTGATATACCTAAATTTATAGATGGTAAATATATTAAATTAAGAGGTAATAGAAAAGAATTACCTAACCAGTTATTCTTGATGCCTATTATCAAAACTGATGAAGATACAGTACAGATTGTATCTAATTATAACAAGATTTTCATAAGACGATTTGGATCCGCTGCTGGTAAAAGTATAGTTGCAGCTGGTAAACTTATGAAAGTTTTAAATAAAAAAGAGTATCCTAATTTAAAAGTACATACAGGCATGAATGCTAGAGTTTGTAGTAAATATGAATTACCTGTAGATTATATAGATTTATCTAGTGTATATAGTAAAATAGTTACTAAGAATTATACTTTCTATTTTAACCAAGATGAAATTAGAAAGAAATATAATGTAGATGATTCAAAAGGAGTACCTTTTGCTTATGATACAAAAAATAAAAAAGTAGAATACTATACTTCTAAAAATGGTATTTTCAGCGATTATTTAGCTTTATTAATATCAACCCAAATGGAAGGTACAACTTTTTATTCTGACTTTGTTAAAGCTTCTAAAGCTACCAAATATACATACTCTAGAGCTAGTATAATGTCACAAAAGATACCTTTAATAGTTTTATGTGCTTATCATGAGGGATTAGACGTAGTATTAAAGAAAGCGAATATTAAATATGATCTCAGTGAAGAAAAACCAAAAGATTTACCATATAACTGGGATAGTATTAGATTTAAAGATGGATATTTATCTTTCGAAGTTACATATGATTCTTCATTATTATTAAATGGATTGAGAGATTGTCCTATATCAGAAGTATCTATTTCTGATATGAATAAACGTACTACTTATTTAGCTTTCTTAGATCTATTTGGTGGTAGAATTATAGCCGATGGTCTTGATAACTTTTATGATTTAATGATTGATAATAATACTTATCAACAATTGGTATCTTATAAGTTACCAACAGACTATGTATCAGTATTATTGTATGCTAATCAATTATTAGCTGATAATAAATATGTAAAGCATACTAATATTGCTAATACAAGACAATTAAAACGTAAGCAACAGATAGTAGACTTATTGTACGCTGTATTAGCTAGAGAATATGCAGGATATAATACTTCTATTAAACATGGAAGAAATAAAGGATTCAGTTTAAAACAATCAGCAGTTATAGATGAATTTATGAAATTAAACACTTCTAGTGATTTATCTGTAATTAATCCTCTCCAGGAATATGAATCATATTCTGCTGTAACTCCTAAAGGTCATTCTGGCATGAACAGTGATAGATCTTATGGTCTTGATAAACGTTCATTTGATGATTCAATGTTTGGTACTTTATCTTTATCAACAGGTTTTGCTGGTAATGTAGGTATTGTACGTCAGGCTACTATAGATGCTAATGTAGATGCATATGGTAGAATACTTTCAAATGATGATGGTAAAGAAAAAGAATTAAATCCTATTAAGACTTTATGTATGACAGAAGCTTTGACTCCTTTTGGTACTACTGGTGACGACCCTATGCGTAGTGCTATGAACTTTATTCAGACATCTAAGCATGGTATGAGATGCGCTAAGAGTGATCCATTATTAGTAACAACAGGTGCAGATGAAGCTTTACCATATTTGACTTCTAATACTTTCTCTTTTAAATCTAAAGATAAAGGTAAAGTAATAGAAAAAACTAATGATTATATGGTCGTAGAATACGATAATGGTACTCATGATTTTATATCCTTTAAAGATAAAGCAGAAAAGAACTCCAGCAATGGTTTCTATATTGGTATTCAATTAGATAGTAAGTTAAAAGTTGGAGATAAGTTTGGTAAAAATGATATCTTAGCATATGATCCTTTAGCTTATTCTAATAAAACTGGTACTACTGATAATATAGAATATAATATAGGAACTTTCTGTAAAGTAGCTTTATTAAATACAGATGAAGGATATGAAGATAGTGCTATTATATCTCAAAAGTTATCAGAAGATATGGCATCAGAAGTAATATTACAGGTAACTAAATCAGTTCCTAAAGATGCTAATATATATAATATGGTAAAAGAAGGACAAGCTGTAAAAGAAGGTGATACTTTATTTACTTTACAGATGGCTTCTGATGATGAATATGTAGATCAGATATTAAGAAACTTATCGGATGATGAAAGTGATATGATAAGTGAATTAGGTAGAACTAATATCAAAGCAGAAGTAACTGGTACGATACAATCTATCATAATAAAACGTACTTGTGAAAAATCTGAATTATCTGATACATTATTAAAATTATGGAATAAATACGAAGGAAATATAAATAAACAGAAATCTATTATGAAGAAGTATGGTATTGATACTTCCGATGTAGAATCTACAGATAAACTTGATAATCAAGGTAAATTAAAGAAAGTAGATGGATTATATATAGAAATAAATATTAAATACAACGATAAGATGTCTGTAGGCGATAAACTTATATACTATTCTGCTGTAAAAGGTGTAGTAAAAGATATCTTCCCTAAAGGAGATGAACCATATTCAGATTTCAGAAAAAATGAAAAGATGGATTCATTAGTATCATTAGGAGGTATCAATGCACGTATGGTTACATCAGTAATCAAAGTAGGTAGTCTTAATAAGTTATTAGTAGAACTTACTAGATCTTGTAAAGATATATTAGATATACCTTATAAAATAGAATAAAAAATAAAACCCCTATAACCGTATTGGTTATAGGGGTATAAAATATTATTTAGTTTTAATTTTAATCTGATCCCATCCCGCTGCAGTAAGATCAAGCATGAGATTCTTTGTTCCCTGCTCAGATTCATCATATACAATAATCTGTACAGATACGTCATTAATAACAGCATGTTTGTTTTCGATAGAGTATGAAATAACCCAACCGAATCCAACTTCTTTATTAATTCTGTATGTAAGCTTATTGGATGATGTATTTAATGAGCAATAGATATTCTCATTACCAAGAAGATCTGGTGCATAATTGGCGAAATCATTTAAAACGTACTGAATTGCATCTTTTGGAGAATCAATTGGTTCTGATACAGCTTTACCATCTACATCTTTAGCAAAGATGTCAGCAATAGCTGCATCTGCTTCTCTTAATCCCTCGATAGCTTCTTCAAATTTAGCGAAATGTTTTCTGAAGATCTTAGGATCTGGTTTTCTTCTAGTAGTTTCTTTTTTCTGAAAATTCTTAGCCATGGATATAATCTCCTCTTCTTTAATATAATTTTTATTTAATATTCATCTATATCGTCAAAGTCATCATTATCAAAATCAATAGGTTGAAATGTAGAATTTGAATCTTTACCCATAGTTTCATTTTCTTCTAGTACTTCATCTACGTCATCGTATAATTCGGACTCATCACTATAGATGTTATATTTTATAAATTTACATTGTTGTGCATACTTGCGTAAATTTATACCATTTATGGTAAAATATGCATCATTTTCAATCTGAAATATAATATCTTTATTTCTAGTATATATATCTGCAGATTTATATATAGATCGTAAGAATTTAAATAAACTGTATGTATAACCAAACCCTTCTGGATATCCGATATCTTGATTTTTTGTATAATCCATACATATATAAATATTAGCCATATATACTAATTGATTAGTACTAAATATATTATTTACGTTTGGAATTTTATCAATACCAAGTATATTGTAAGTACTTGTAGAAGTAGTTCTAAAAGTACCTTTATAATCTGGTAATTCATCTGATTGATTTATAAATTTCATAGGAATAAATTGACTAAACCTAGTATTGTTTAATTCTTCGTATATCAATTGAATCATATTAGATAATATAAATGATATATTCTTTCCTTTAGAATAATACATATCGAATATAAAATCTAAACTAAATCCATATAGACCTATATAAGAATATAATTTTCTATTCTCACTATCATATGAACTAGTATATTTTGCCGATGGAATTGTATCTAAAAATGGCAGTAAGTTGTTGTAGAAGTCCTTGGTAATATCTTCTTTATCTATATCAAAAATAATAGAAAATACTATATAAGGTTCTATTTTATTTAGATCTTCTTCTGAAAAAGATTTATTGATATAATCATTTACATATACAATTTGAATATTATAATCTCCATAATCTTCTATTTTAATAACTTTAGCTACTTCTTCATCTGTATCCTTTTTCCTATTTCTTACTTCTGTTTTTCTGTATAATTCTTTTATTTTTTTGACTAAATTGAACATTAGAAACTAGACCTCCTCTAGAAAAATATAATAGTATAATTATTTTCTTGTAATAGATATATTCTAAAATTATTACTATACCTAGGTTTTTAAGTATAAAAAGTGATGGCAGAGATTATATTTGTAATATAATTTCACTTCTATTTCACTTTAAACCATTCTCTACTAAGCAAGTTAATAGCGATTCTTATTTAACTGGCTATAAGATTCTACAAGTTTCTATCTGCCTGAGGCAGTAATTCTACAAGAACTTACTTCAATATAGTATTTATCTATGTAGATTACATAAACCATTAGTATTTTTCATTTATCTATCTTAGTATTTAACTTAAACTTTTAGGATTTCTATTAAATCTTTATTTTACTTTTTTTAATGGTAATATGAATTATATTACAAATATAATCTGTAATTGAAAAAAAGTTTACTCTGTCTAACTATTTTCAAAAATGCTTTATTGTACCAAATTTGGATAGCTGTGAACGAAAAAAGTTTTTAGAAAAATAAAAATAGGGTAAATCTTATAAGATTTACCCTAAATTTTTGATTAATTTACATAGATATTTTCAAAAGTGATATCTATTCTATTTGTAATCTCTCTAGTTAATATATCGTTCAGAATAATAGTTATTATTCTATCCATATTATTAACAGAAATTACTATGTGTTGATTATTATAACTTATACCAATAGGTATATTGCAAAATGATATACCTTCAGCGTCTTGTGAGGATTTTATTGATTTTAAACTTCCTTCTGATATATAGAATGATACAATAGTTTGAGACGTTATATTATCCATCACTTCCGCTTTATTTGCTTTAGAATCTATATATAATATTGTCATTATTTCTTCCCATTAAAGTCTAACTTAATACCCATAGCCTTTACAGCTTCAGTAAAATTAATTCTACCGTTTTTATCTCTAGGTACATCTTTAAGAGATTCAGCTAATCTAGCATCTCTTTCAGCTGCATATTGAGCGTTGTTTAAAAGTAATTTTTGATTCTCTTTATATTTTTCTTTATTTCGTTTATTATCAATTACTGATGTATTATAATCTCTTTCGATTACCTTTCTCATATTTGCAAATTTGATTTTGAACTTTCTCATTTCATCAAGCTTTTTATTCTCTTCTTCTGATAAACAAGAATAATATGTGTGATTACAAAACATAGCATATATACTATCCTTCATGCCACGAATTAAGTCTCTTGGATTGATATCTGTTCCATCTATAGTAGTAAAATCTGTAATAGTCAATGGAATATTAAAGTTAAAATGATTATTTTTAATTTTCTCTTTATAAATGGGATATATATTGTAAATATGTGTATAAGGATTATTAATCTCC